CTACCCCCGGTCAGCAGGGACACGCTGCCGCTCGTGTGGGTCTGAAGTACGCATACGGTGGAGTTCAGCTGACTGGTCAGGCTATCAGCCTCTCCGACACCGACGCCAAGGCTTTCGCTAAAGCTCTTGACAACGAGGTGGAGGGTCTGAAGAACGACCTTATGAAGGACATGAACCGTCAGGTTTACGGTTCTGGTAACGGTGCCATTGGTGTCGCAACCGGAGCTAACACTGGTGCTGTCGCACCTGTGGCTGACGCTCGCCTGTTCCAGGTTGGAATGGTCGTTGACACCCAGACTGGTACCACTGTCGACAACACGGGCCTTATTGTGGCTTCTGTTGATTTGACTCCTGGTTCCAACACGGTGACCTTCACCACCACCCCCGGTACCGCCCTCGCCGCTGCTGACATCATTGTCCGCAAGGGTTCGGGTATTGCCTCCGGTGGAACCAAGGAACTCACTGGTCTTGCGGCCATTGTGAGCGACACTGGAACCCTTTACAACATCGACCCCTCTGTCGAGGCCGAGTGGAAAGCTACCGTTGATGCTAACGGTGGAACCCCCCGCGCCCTGTCCGAGTCGCTGATGATTAAGATGACTGACGCCATCCGCACCAAGGGTGGTTCCACGACTCTTATCCTCCAGTCCCTCGGTGTTCGCCGTGCGTACTTCAACCTCCTGTCGCAGCTGCGCCAGACGGTTAACACGCAGGAGTTCACTGGTGGTTTCTCTGGCCTTGCGTTCACTACTGACCGTGGAGAAATCCCTGTCGTAGCTGACACGGATGCACCTCTGAATACTCAGTGGTTCATCAACGAGGACGCTCTCACGTACTACCGTGACGAAGAGTGGCACTTCCTCGACAAGGATGGGTCCATGTGGAAGCAGGTCCGTGACTCCAACGGTGACTACGACGCATACTACGCTCGCATGGTTGAATACCACGAGCTTGGTACTGACCGCCGTAACAGCCACGGTGTCATTCGGGACATCACTGAGGCCTAAACCCCTCGCCAGAATGATGGCCCAACCCCTATACTGGGGTTGGGCCATCATCATTTTTAGGAGTAATCGTGGAATTTCAGTACCCGTTTTACGCAACGAGTACGTTGCTCCCTGAGGGCATGTCACTGGACGATTACAGGCATGAGTTTTACAAGAACAACCGTTACATGGGTATTGAGCAGGAGTATACGGTTGGGGGCGGCACTTCTGGTACTCAGCCTACGTTTACAGGCGATCCGTTGTTTTCTGGTCATTTCGTGATTTTGGGTCACACAATTTTCTTTGATGTGCAGGTTGATTTTGACAACATCACCAGTTTTGGTACAGGTCAGTATTACGTGACTTTACCGTTTGCTTCTAAATACGGGACAATGATCCGAGGTGGTTGTTTACACGACAACGATACTGGTCGGGAGTATCACATTTCTGGGCATGTGGATGCTGGGGATGATGAATTGCAGTTGTTTACGACAGATAGCCAGGGTAACCGTCTTTACGATTTTGCTTTTGAACATGACGAACCCATTACATTAACGACAGCGGATAACTTTCACATTTCGGGAACATACATTGTCGACGACTCACCGTAAAGGTAGGATATAAATATGGAAAACAAACTTGTCTTTTATCAAGCAGCCTCGCAGCTCCCTGCGGGTCTTTCTCTTGCCGATTACGAGTATCGTTTTTATGCGGATAACGCGGGCAAAGAAATTCTTACTGTCGAAATTGACACACCCACTAACGGACAAGTCTTGGTGTACAACTCCACGTCTCAAGATTGGGAAAACGGCTCAGTCTCCATCGTGGGGCCAGTAACTTGGGGTACTTTAGCCGGAGTATAAGCTAAACTAGCCGGTATGGAAACATATCTAGGACAATCACCCAACGTATACAACCCTGACCTTGGCGAGTTCATCAGGGAGGACCATGCGCATTTGGCGCAAATCATTAGAGACCTGAAACCCACCTACACGCTGGTGTATGTGCCGGTAAAAGACCGCGCAACACCGGAAGAGAAGATGAAGCCTTGGGCGATCCTCGACAAGCCAGATAATTTACCTGAATATGTCGTTCGTTACCTATCGGAGGAGGAAATGAAGCAGCCTCACAAGGTTTTGGCGTGGCTGTTTGACGGTGATGTGGTGCGTCACGGCGCTGAGAACGTGTTGAAACGGATTGAGTCGGAAGAAAAAGCTAAAGAGCTTCTAAAATTCAAGAGACAAGAGGACGAATTAGAAGATAGAATCGAGATGATTGAGTTTCTTGCGAGCGGGGGACGGAACAAGCTCCATACGGTTACGCATAATGGAAAGAAGTTCGAGCGATGAGCTATAGTGCCCCCACTAAAACCGTTAATGACGTTTACAACCAGGTTAAACGTGCTTTCGGTGACGAGTCTGGTGTTCAGCTGACCAATGACGATATTGTTCGCTGGATTAACGAAGCACAAGTTGATATTTCTAAACAAAACCAGGTTTTGCAGACGACAGCTACAGTGAACGTTGTCGGGGGCACAGCAACGTACAGTTTGTCGGCGGTTACTCCTAGGATTGATTCGGTTGCGTCCATTCTTTTGGATGGTCGCCGTGTTGGGGACATCCCTGTTTCTCAGGCTGAGGAATCAATTTCGCTTGCCGATCCTGAAGGGCTTGAGACTGGGGCTCCCCAGTTTTGGTACAGCTGGGGTGGGGATATTACGTTTTGGCCCATCCCGAACAAGAACTATACGATGCTGATTCGTTACACCGCCCAGCCTGCTGATGTCACATCCACGCCTGGTGATGTTCTGTCGGTGCCTGACGAATGTTTCAGCGATGTGTGCAACTATGTTTTGATGCGGGCTTACGAAATGGACGAGAACCCTGAAATGATGGCGGTTAAGCAAGCTGAGTACAGTACTTCGGTTGCTGAGCGTGGGGAGACAGAGCGAGAAGCGGCAACGATGACGTATGGGACCGCGACTGTTTACGAGCTTTACTAGGAGATTTCATGCCAGGTGCGCCAATTCAGGTAGGGCCTTTTGTTGGTGGCCTTAACACGTTCAGTGACCCTACCGCTGTTGCCGACAATGAGTTAACTATTTGTGAAAACTTTGAGTTGGATCTTGATGGTTCGTTGAAGTCACGTCCACCGATTGAGGATTTGGATATTGATTTCCCTTTGGACTCTACCGGCAACATCAACATTCTTGGTTACTATTACACAGCATCAGGCACCTCGTACTTGCTCGCCAGTGACGGTAAAAACTCGACCTACTATTTTGATGGTAACGCCTGGAATCTTATTACCAGCACGTTCGCTGGGGCTGCAATGGTGCAGTATGACGACAAAGCTTGGATTACCGCACCTGTCGGAAGCCTAACGCCCGGCGGTTACTGGGACCCTAATGGTGGGTTTGTGGCAGACAACAACATGCCTTTGGGTGAGTGCATTGTAGTTTTTAAAGGCCGTCTGTGGATTGCTGAAGGTAAAGACAGCATAAACCAGGGCACACGGTTGTACCGTTCACGAACTCTTGCTGACCCGTCACTGTGGCAGGTAACAAACAATTTTGTGGATGTGGGTACTGGTGATGGTCAAAACATTGTGCAGCTTGCCGTGTACTTCAACACGCTTCTTATTTTCCGTATCAACTCTATTTACGGTTTGCAGTACACTTCCGATCCGGCAGCAGCCGCTATTTCTTTGGTTGTCCCCAACGTAGGTTTGAACTCTAAAGATTCGCTCGACCAGTTTGAGAGTGAAATCTATTTCATGTACGAGGACAAAGCTTACGAGTTTAGTAACAACCGTGCTTCACAAATCAACGTAAAGGTCCCATTTACGGCTGGTACAACGTCAGGTATTTATTTGCCTTTCGCCGTGTCCGAGTTTAACCGACGCATCATTTTCAGTTTTTACGACACCATGTATGTGTACGGTTTGCGAACCAGAACTTGGACAACCTGGAAGTCTGCCGCTTTTGGGGCTGTGGGAAAGATTGTTCGTAGAGAGTCCGGTACTGAGGAAGTTCCTGTCGCAGTAACACACAGTTCCGCATCTGTCGCGTCTGGCGGGTCACGGGTTGCGCCCACACTGTTTATTACAGACGCAACAGGTACCGCAACCGAAAACATGGATTGCACAATCCAAACCAAAAACTTCAACTATCAAGCTAGTTCCATTTACAAGCGCCTGTTTTGGTGGGGTTTGGATGCACAGTTCCGTGGCGATGTGGAGGGGACAGCGTTCCCGGTAACCTACTCATTCTCCGTGTCGTGGCAGGACCTACTTGATGGTGGCAACTGGGGATCGTTGTTGCCATTTACGTGGGGGCAACCACAAACTGAAGCGCCTTCGACACAGACGGACATTAGTGTCGGCGGTAACGCTCTCACTAGAACGTTTATTAAGTTCTTTAAATCGTTGCGGTTTAGGCAAATCTATTTCCGCGTCAAGTTTGAGACAGACGGCTCTACTACAACAGCGCCTGTTAGACTATTCTCATTAATGACTTACGTAAATCCGAAACAAACAGTGTCTAAGGAAATCACATAATGAATCAGGTTCGAGTACAGTTCAGTGCTCCTGCCCAAGGTGGCGGGGGTTTCAACCCTTATGCTGCCGGTAAGAAGCATTATGGGAGTGGACGCCCTATGCCAACTGTTGGTAAAGTAACTGATAGGGCGGGTTACACAATTCGGGATAACAAAGCAGCTGCTAGAAAAGATGCTTTGATGAGGAGACTTGCCTAATGGCTGAGAAAGTTTGGGAAACAAAGAATCCTAAGCCTAAGAGCGAACGGAAGTCTTTGACCCCTTCCCAAAAGTCTGGCGCTAAGGCTCGTGCTAAAGCTGCTGGTCGTCCTTACCCTAACCTTGTCGACAACATGGCTGCTGCCAGGGGTCGTGCTATACAGAAGAGGCTTTCATAATGTACCGCGATAAATCTAGTATGGGTAACCGTCTTGCTCCTCAAAAGGGAAAGTACGAGGACGATGAGATGCAGAAGAAGGCCCGTGAGCGGGCTATGATGAACCGTTTGTCCTCTATGCCCGGTAGGGCATCTTCTTAGGAGTTAGTTATGCCCGGTAAAATGATGAAGCGTGGCGGAATGTCGGACAGTGGTTACGGCGGGGATATTCCTTCGCCCCGACAGAGCTACGAAATGCCTCCTCGCAGACCTTCTAGTGCGGGCGGTGACCGCGATGCACGTAATCGTGCAGCGATGATGGAGTCTTACATGAGTCGTCCTGAGATGGGTAGCACTGTTCCTGGTGAGGGGATGAACCGTCCTGCCATGGATATTAATGATGCGTTTTTTGGTCCTGATCGTAAACGTTTTGATGTTGTCGAGTTCCTTATGGGTTTGATGGGGCGTAGATAATGGTTACTTTTGGTGCTTCTGGTATTCCGAGTTATATGACGCCTTCGAGGACGCCTACTCGTAGGCCGTCTGGTGCTTCTGCCTCCAGGACTTCTCAACCTGTTGCGCCCCGCGTTACTACTCCTCCGCGAACAGGTGTTAATCCCGCAACTGTCGGACAAAGGGTCGGTACTGGTCTGCCCTCTAGGGAAGAGACTAACAGGGCTTTGGGCAGGACCTCTTCTGGCGGGGGAGGCGGTGGTGGAGGCGGTCCTATTGACGGTGGCGGTTCTGGCGCTGGAGCCACCCGCACTCCGCGTCTGGAGGATTTCGCAATCAATTGGCGTGACGCAGAATACAACGCACAAATTGCTGCACTAGACCGTGCATTGCGGGACTACGAAACTGGTGCTCAACAGCAAGCTGAGCGTTACGGTATCGACTACCTGCAAGGTGTTCGTAACATTGGTTACCGGCCCGCACCAGGGTTTGTTGCCATGCCCAACATTCTCGAAGCAGGGCAAGAAGACGAAGAGGGTGTGGCACCGATGGCTCGTTCAGCCCGCGCTATTACAGGTGCTGAAGAACCTGATGTTACAGCCGGTATGCAGGGCATGTGGGATATTGAGGGTCAGTTTGATCCGTTTACTGCTGCGGCTCGTGGTACTCGTGGTTTGCGCGACGAGTTCGCTGCTCGTGGAACTTTGCGATCATCTGACTTCGGCCAAAATTTTGGTGAGTTCCAGAACCGTTTGAACGAGCAGCTCGAGGCTATGGAGACTGGCCGTACTCGTTTTGGTGAAGATTTGGCTAGTGAATTGGCTCAGCAACGTGCTACTACTAATGAGAGCCGACAGGCTGCTGAGCGAGCCGCTCAGCAACGTGCTGCTACTGAGCAGATGAATGCGTTTATGCGAGCATTGGCGGGTGGGTAATGAATAGACCTACTAGAGCCTCTGGGGGTGTCGGGTTTAATTATGCCCAGCCGATGAGTCAAGAAGAACCACCAGAAACTGAGGGAGGTTTTTGGCGAGCGCCCGGTAGCGATTTGGCTGCTATTGACAGGTGGCTAAACGAACGAGGGTTGACTTCTCCTACTCGTAGCGGTCTTAGTGCTTTGATTCAGGGCGAGCCTGCCCCTACTGTGGCTCCTTCCGACAGGCGTTTTGGTACTTTGCCGTGGCTTTTGCGTGATGCCATTCCTGGTGCTTTGGGTGCTGGTGGTCGTATAGGTGTCGACTTTTTAGAGGATGTTGGTCGCTCTATAGTTGGTGCTGAGGCTTTGCCCGCTCCTGAGGAGCGTTTAAGTGCTTATCTTATTCCCCGCACAGCAGCCACCGAGTTCGCTCCTGGTGGTAGAAGTAGTGCTAGGGCTGGTTCTACTGCGTTGCGTGGCCGGGTGCAGGGTGACCGAATTGATGAGATGGCTGGGCCACCTGTTGAGGAACAGGTCCCTACTGACTGGTTGGCCGAAGCTATTGCTTATCAAAACCAGTTTGTCCCAGACTATTCTGGTATTGCACAGGGCTGGGCTGATGAAGGCAACCTGGTAAACCAAAGACTACAAGCAATGTATGACCAGATTGCGGAACGCGCTGGCGAGAACGTTGGCCGTATTCAGGACATTTACGGCGGTGCTACTGCCGGTATTGGTCAGGTTTACGACACAGGTGTAGGCAACATTACTGATGCTTACTCTTCCGCACAGCAACAAGCTGCTGACCAGATGGCTCGCCTCGGTATTGAGGCCGCTGCTCCCGCAATTTTGGATCCGATGGCTTTGTCGCAGGCTGAGTCTGTCGCTGGGCTTGAGGCGGGTCGTGCAGCTGGTTTGGGTGCTACTGAGCGTTATGGTGCTTCGTCGGGTGATTTTGCTTCTCAGATGGCTCAGGTTGCTCAGCAGGAGGGTGCCCAATATCAGACGGGTGTGGCGGATGCTTTGCGTCGTCAGTTGATGAACCTTGAGATGCAGCAACAGCAGGAAGCTTATCAGCGTGCTATGCAGGCCCCTGGTTTGGCAAATGATTTGTTCCAAGCTAGCCAGTTGGGTCAACCTGAGGGATTGTCGTTTGAGCAAGAACTTGCTTTGGAAAGGTTTGCGTTTGAGCAGGCTCAGGCAGCTGAGGAGATTGCTAGCAGGCTTCCTCAGGCTGAAGCAGCTCGTTACAGGGAGCTTTTTGAGGCTTATGGAAACGATTCTGCAAAAGCCTTGGAACAGCTAGAATATGAAAGAGCAAATAACCTAATCGGATAGGGGTATCATGGCAGAACAGCCAAACGACTCCTTCGTCTCTGACTATCTAGCCAAGCAAAGGGAAGTTTACCTTCAGCAACTCCAATCAAATTCTTTGCCTACACCGATTGGTGATGTTGAACCGCCAGCACCGCCAGAACCTGAGGTTGGTGTTTTGGGTGGTGTCATCGATTTTCTTAGCCGACCTCTTTATGCTGTAACTAAAACGGGTGAGGAACTTCTTAACGCTACTGCCCGACAGGATGAGGCCGAGAGGCTTTCCCGCCAGGGCCGTACAGGTGAGGCGTTCCAAACTTCTGGGGAGTCTTTAGTTAACGTTTTGACAGCGCCTTTTAGGGGTTTCTTTTCGACAGAGCGTGAGGACAAACCTTACACTTCTGACTTGATTGAAAAGTATTCGGATGTTGCTAACCGAAACAACCCCAATTATGTGGACCGGGAAAACAACGTTGATGTTAGAACTAAAGGTGCTTTAGGTTTTGTCGGTGACGTTGTACTTGACCCGCTCATGTGGATTCCCGGTGCGCAAATTGCTAAAGGTATAAACCTTGGTTTGCGTGGTGTCCGCGCCGGTACTAAAGCTTTGGGTCTGGGTAGAAACGCCGCTAAAGAAGCTGACGAAGTTTTGGATGCAGCAGTTGGTGCGGATCGTGTACCTGATTCTAAGCCAGCCAATTTGGGTGATGTGGCTGAGGGTGTACAGAAACCGGCTTTGGCTGAGCTGAAGTTCTCGGAGCGGGTCAGCGAAGGCATTAAACGTGGTTTGTTGCCTGAGGATGTCGTTACCAGTAGTTTGCGTCGCACTGTTAATGACGCAACGATTTATCGCGGTAAGAAGCCTTTGAAGCGACGTAACCAAATGGCTACTTTCTTGAAGTCGTGGCAGGCTGGCCGGTTGGCTAACGATTTGCCTGCTGTGTCGAACAGGCTGGAGTTTGAGGACTGGATTGACGAGTTAGTGAATCTTCCTGAAGAAGTGTTGGGCGACATCAAAGTTCCTACTACGGTGGCTGGTATCAAACTTAAGACGGGTACGTTTAAAGAGTTCCGCGAAAAGTTTGAGAAGCTTCCTGAGGCGGAAGCCGACAGGTTGTGGGCTGAGAACGCTGACAGTATTGCTGACGAAGTGTTCCGCCCCTTATACGATTCGTTTACGCAAGCATTTGATGGGGCACCCCGACAGGTTGATTTGTTGGGTAGGACGCCTCGTGAGATTCCTCGTGCGGAGGCTGCCGAGAATGTGATTGCCCGTATTAGTGAGCTGGCTGGTACTGAGCGGGCTAACGCGGAACAAGTGTTTACTCGCCCGTTGTTGAACAGTATGCAACGCCTCAACCCTGAGGACATGGCTAACTTTTTGGATAACGCCCAGAACGTACTTAAAAGTAAGGGCCTTGTCGAGGGCATGGGTAAGATTACTGGGCGTAGCGCTGAGTACAACTTGTTGCGTGCTTTCAACATTTCTTTGGCTGATTACCGGGCTGCTTATAGTGATTTGGCTGAGCGTGTGGATAGGTTGTTGGTTTCTGGACCGGCTGCACCTATTGATGAGGCTGTAGAGAATCTGGTTCAGGATGCTGGGTTCCTTGCTGAGCTGACGGCCCGTTTCACTCAAATCAATTTGACAAGCCCTGAGATGGTGCAGGATGCTGCGACTGCTATTAGTAGGGCTTTGGCTTACACGTTTAAAAAGAACTTTGATGCTAGCGATTTGAAGAAGCGTGGGTATAAGCCTGCTGTTGCGAAGAATGGTGAGATTTATGTAACGGATGAGGAGTTGGGTGCTGGTGTTGCCCGCATCTTGAACTCATATAACACTCACGCTCAAAACGATTTCTATACGCGCCTGTCGGAAGAGTTTGGTGTTTTGTTTAGAGGTGTGCCGGTTCGTAACGAAGCGGGCAAAATTGTTGCCAACTATGTGAGTGGTCCTCGTGGTCGTCGCCGTGTGTACGAGTATGAGCAGTTGCCTTCTTATGTGCAGGGTGGGCCTGGCGATAAGGCGTACAGGGCTTACAAGGGTTTTGATTTGGCGGAGATGATTCAGAACGCGACAGTTGCATCGTTGAAGTCTGCTGAAGATTTCGTGGCTTCCAAGGGTATGGCAATTGTTTTGGATGTGACACCTAGGGGTGCGGATCGTGCAATCGAGACGCTTCGGTTTAGTGATGTTATTGAGTCTTTGCGCATGGGTTTCAACCAGTTGGTCAGGGACGGTATTGTGCGC